ATTCTATTCTTTATTGGTGAAGAACTATTCTTATCACTAAAACAACAATATGTTTATCTAGAATACCTTAGCGACTTCAATATGAAGTTTATAGAAATTCATGATGGAATTCGTATATAAATAATATTATGGAAACTACAAACAATTCTGGATCTAATCAAGTATCTACTCAAGAACCCTTCAAACCTAAGAAACAGTTTATGGGACACCCAGTTATAGAAGTTGATTGTGACACATACGAAAAATGTAGGAATGGCAAAACTCCATACGAACGTTGGAAAAAATATTTTGATGATAATAAACATTCTGATGTAATTGAGTATTGTAAGAAAAACAATTCTAAATCTATTCTATTACAGAATAAAACTGGCGGTATGTCATATTTGAGGAATAAAGAATGCTAGCATTTTTAATTAAATATAAAACACTATTCTTCTATAGTGCTATTGCTCTGTTAATAATCGCTCTAAATTTTTCTTCACAATTAAAGGAAAATAAAATAAATGAGTTAGAAAAAAATTTGACAGATAAAAATATTATTATAGATAATTATAAACTAGAATTAGAAAAACAAACTCTGCTACTTGAAGAAGAAAAAGCCAATGTAAAAATTGTTAGGAAAGTTCAAAAAGAAGTTTCCAAAGAAAAGGTTGAATTGAATAAAAATTTGAAGAAATTAGAATCAAAATTCAATAATCATGATACAGAAAAATTAATATATAAAAAACCAGAACTTATCGAAAAGATTATAAATGATGCAAGCAAGAAAAAAACAGATTGTTTTAATTCTAACTTTACTGATTGTTAGTGGATGTGTCTCGAATTCGCCCAACAAGGTAGAAAAAGTATATATAGAAAAACCAGCACTAGATTTGGATATTCCTGAAACTCCTAAAATTAATGAAGTTTCTTTTACAGTATTAACTAGCAATAATAGTAATAGTAAATTTTTAGAACTTACTGATAGCGGGAAACTCCCAACTCTCATATGTGTAACACCAAAGAATTATGAGAATATTTCACTCAATACACAAGCGTTAGAAAATCATATTAAAGAACTGGAAAAAATAGTTATAGAATATAAAAAATATTACGAAACTGAAAGATAATGCTTTACAAGTAAGTTTAAAAATGCTATAGTAATTTTATGAAGCGGTGATAGTCATCACTTTACAACTAAAGGAAATTATATGAATATATTATACTTACATGGATTCGGTTCTAAATTTGACCCAACCTCTAATAAAATAGTTCAATTAAAAACCATAACAGAAAATGTTTTTGGGGTTGATATTGATTGGGCAAAACCTCCTATTGATACGATTAGTTTTATAGCACAATACATTAGAGAAAATGATATTGAGCTTATAGTAGGGACTTCTATGGGAGGTTGGGGAGCAGCAGTTCTTGGAAATATGTTAGGTATTCCATTCGTAGCTATTAACCCCGCTATAGAACCAAACATAAGTTTGTTAAAATATGTTGGTGAGAGTGTAGATTATTATGGAAATCAATATACATTAACTAAAGAAATTGTTGAAGAATATTTTCTAATGCCTTTTGGAGGTTGTGGTTTGATATTGCTGGATAATGGGGATGAAGTTATAGATCCTGCAACAACTATTAATAAATATAGTAAAGAATATTTAATAGTTATTTTTGAAGGTGGGAATCATAGGTTTTTACACATGGAAGAAGCCCTTCCCTATATCAAAAAATTCTTAAACACAACTGGGAATTACGGATTTTGTTAAACTACAAAGAATTTCTACAAGAATCATTTGTCAATGCTATTGGTGTTACTGCTTTGGATAAAAAGAAAAAATATTTAGACCAAGTATGGGATATTATACAATCCTCATATGCTCCTATAGGAGGTATTAAGGGAAGTGGATTTGAGAAAAAGGAATCTATGTTGGATTTACCTATGTGGAAAATGTCTATTAAAGATGGAAAAGTAAATGCAGTTGTTTTATATAAAGACAAGAGTGGGAGGAAATCTGTTGCTAGTGCTACAGACGGAACTGAAGAAGGTAAGAAAAAAGCTGTAGAAATGTATAAAGCAGATATTTTTCGTTCTTATGGTGAAAAATCTAAAGCTGCACTAGGTATTCTATTAAAGACTATTCCCGAAAACATCATCAAACAATTTATGATAGAACCTAAAGATGTATCTAAAATTTTAAAAGAAGATGATATAATTCCTATCAAAAATTATAAAGGTGAAATTCCCGAAGACGCTAAGTTGACCATTTCCAAATACCCATACGTTAATGATTATGGTTATTTAAGAAAACTCGGTAAGGAATATGTCTTTAAAGTTATGATAGGAACTCCTGGAAAAACTATAAAATAGTAGAACGGCAAAGTATAAATACAATTAAAGTTACATGGAAAGAATAGTATGAGAACCGTTGTTGTTGAACAAAAAGATAAAGAAACTGGAAAACTTATTAAGAAAGATACCAAAATATTTAAAGACTTTATGGCTGCTCTAAAATATGTAACTGGATTATATGACCAACAATTAAAGGGTAAATTAAGCTATACGATAGGTTCTATCGATATGTCTGAAGATACTACTGATTAGTGCGTTCTTCTAAATCAATCATCTTCAATTTAGATAGAATATCAGAAGTTGTTCCTATGTAAATATTAGGATTATTAACTGTATTGTTAGTAATGCTTTTTTCTGCAGGAGTTTTCTTGTTTTCTAATTCGACAATGCTACTGTTTAAATCAGAAACTGTTTTCAGCATACTTGCAAGCACCGCATAATCTTTATGACTTTCAGACATTTCTGCTAATCTTGCTAGTGTTTCAATAGCACCGACTCCAGTTTTTATAAGTTCCTTAATATTTTCTTTAGCATATTCAATTTCCATTGTATTATCGGAAACTGCAACTTCTTTTCTATCCCCCATTGATGGATTATAAATTTCTGCTATTATATTTTCACTATCATAAATATTATTCATTGACTTGATATTCTGTTATTGTTTCTATAATGTTATATATATTATCTGCACTAATATTTGTATTATCAGAAAAAGTCGTTTCAAAATTAATATCTTGTGCATCAATTTCTAATTTAGCAAGATATTCATTAATTTCTTCATTTTCGTCCATGCTATATAAATTAACATCAACATATTCTATTAGATGACCAGTTTCGCTACCAAAGTAAAAATTACCTTGTAGAGTAAATTGTAGTTCTGCAAAGGTGTATCTTCGTTGTCCTACGAATCCTTCTACATCACTCACAAAGCTAGAAGAATTTAAAGTTAGAGGAAGTGCAGAGCTTTCTTCTGTAAGAGGATTATCCTTTATATTCAGGTGATATTCTGGATTAAAATAAGGTATGATTTGCTCTATAATTTGAAGGGTATCTGTAATGCTATTAGAAACAATATTCAATGAAAAATCAATATTATAAGGAACACTTCTGAATTGCCTTTTCGTAACATTATTAGTATTATGATATGAACTAGTAAATTTAGAAGTTGCTCTTTCCGTATCATATGAAAAGCCAGAAATATTGAATGACATTCTAGGAAGGGTCATCTTAACTTCTGCATTAGAGTCATCAATAGTATTTCTTTGATTTAATCTCTGTAACCATTGTTGTCTACTTTCAAAAGCTATGGGAACTTTCTTTAATTCTTGTCCTCTAATGATAGAAATATTCGAAAAGAGTTTCCCGAAAGAAGCAGCATATTTTCTTATAGAAGCATTATAGAAAGGGGTGTTTAACATAAATGTTATTTATTGTGTATTTTTTACTTTACAAGTAAGTTTAAAAGTGTTATATTAGTTTTATGAGGCGGTGATAATCACCTTTATAAATAAGTCACAATTAATCAAAAAAAGATTTTAAAAATGAAAACATATAAAGAATTAAACGAAGTAACTAATTTGAATAGATCTGTTGAAGATATTCAGAGCAAAATTAAAACAATATATAATAAATTAGGCGGTAAAGTTATTATTGAAGATGATGGTGAAATTCGTGCGTATGCAAAAATTGAAAAAAGCACTATTCCTACAATAGAATTAAATATTGATAAAACATATGATGGCCATAATGTTGAGATTAGTTTTTCAACTGGTAGAATTAAAGATACAACTAATATGTCAGATTTTAATAGAGCTTATGAAATTATTTCTAAAGCATATAGTGAATTATTATTATTGACTCGTTCATACGACAAAAATAATTTTACAAAATAAAAATTGGGGAGTGATTTTTGAAGTCACTCCCTATTTCTGGATTGATAGTAAAGCATTATTTTTGAAAAAATCATAGTAAGGTTTATATTTTGCATAGAACTTGTTAAAGATAATATCATCATATTTTTCTTTATATTCTTGAGTGTTGACTTTATTATATTTTTCTAAAACGATAAGAGTTTCTAGATTTACGTTCTTTTTAAATATTTCTGAAAGGATTATCGGATAACATTTTTCTGGTATTTCTAAATAATTAACATCAATATTTCTTAAATGTAATATATCGTTCTTAAAGTGATATGACATGAAACCCTGCATTTTAGAATTCCATCTATTATAGAGTTCCATTGCATCAGGACTAGCAAGTTCTATAATATTATAATTACTATAGACATAGTTACACACAAGAAAATTTTCTGTAATTTCCTTACTATCAAGTTTTTTATAGAGCATCAAAAAGAACTCAAAGTCTTTCCTTCGTTCAAAGGATTTCTTTGAGATATTCGATTTCCCCATATATTGATGATAGTTAAAATTAGGTTTTGAAAAATGTAATTTTATAGAAATATATGCTTCATATAGATCTATAGGATACCAGTCATTTTTCATAATAAAGTCAATATTTTACTATAGATTTGATTTATTACAGAACAACAGGTAATAATTAAAGTAAATTGTAAAATTTTGTTTTTTGTTATCTTATCTACATTCCACCCGAAGTAAAATCCCCATATTGAGAAAATTATAGTTATTAATAATTCCATAATATAATCCTAAAATAATTTATTTTTTTCTATAGTTTCTTTCTTTAGTAATTTATTTTTTTCTGCTTCTGACTGTATCATCGATTTAACACTATCAGGAATATAAGAAACAATATCTTCAGGTTCTACATTTTCTTCCTTACAAATATGAAGTATTGCTTCCATACAAGACATTTGTTTTTCTCTAATTAGAGAAGCAATTCTCAAACTAAATTGTGATATTTTATTAATTTCTGTATCCATAATAGTTCCTTAATGGTGATTAGAATATAATATAACATAATAGAATAAAATTTACAAGTGTTTATAATCCTAATTCTTCTAATTCAGCAAATATTTCATTTAGTTCTTCTTGAGTTACTGGTTTGCGTTTTGGAGCTTTCTTAACAGAATACCCAGCTTTTCTAATTTGTTGAAGGACACTCTTCAAATGAATTGTAATTATTGTTGTGTTATCACCTAATTGATTATAGAGTTCTATACCTTGGTCAGTTTCTGGGATAAATGTAGTAAATAATCCTTTTTCTATGTAAATTAAATCAGTCATAATATAAACTCCTAATTGTTTTTATAAAGTGATGATTATCGCCGCTTCATAAAATCATTATAGCATTATTTTATGAAGTTGTAAAGTGAAAAATATCTATATTTTAAATTATTTATAGGAATACTCTCAACCCCTTGATTTACCTACATTTCTAAGTAACTTTTTATCCATTTTAGAAAGTTAAAAATTCACTAAGCTACCCCTATAAGGGTCAGAAAATTTCGGTGCTGTAACCTATTGATTTATAAG